TTCTTGATTTTTTTTATTAACAAAACTATATATAATACTTAGTTCTATAAATCTATCTTTAAAATATATGATAAAATCTAATTTAATATATTCTATTTGTTTATCAATATACTTATTGTTAGGTATTAATTTATATTTACCTTTTATTTTAGTTCCGTCAATATATTGTATTTTTTCCTCAATAAAATACATATTGTTATTAGTTGCTTTATCATAAATTTCCTTAATTTTATTGATTATTTGTAATAAACTATAATTATTATTAATAACTGAAAATAAATCAATATCACCAAAATATTTTATATTTTTTAATCCTGATGAACCATTAACAATAATTATATTATTATCCCATTTTAATAAATCAATATATTTTTTAATAAATCTTTTGTCTTTTTTTTGAAATATATCCATATATATATTATTTGATTTTAATTTTAAGATTACTAGATAATTTATGTTTTCTTTTACCAAATCCTAATTGTTCTTCTTCTTCCAAATCCCAATCAGATTTTTTTATTATTTTCTTTTTATGTTTTCTTCTTCTTCTACCTTCTCCAACTTTTCCCTTATCTTTTGGTGGTCTTCCTCGTTTTTTTTGCTCTGGAACTGCTGGCTCTGGAACTGCTGGCTCTGGAACTGCTGGCTCTGGAACTGCTGGCTCTGGAACTGCTGGCTCTACTACTTCTAGAACTTTAATAGACTTATAATATTGATCAAATACAGTCATTTTGTTCATAATGTCTATCAGAATGTTTTCTCTTAATTCTATATCTTTTTCTTTTTCAAAATTATATTCCAATACTAAAAATTCATCATATATTCCCCGTAATTCAGAATATAATAAACGATTTTCATCATTTGGATATAATTCCACAATATTATCAACTTTATTTATAATATTCCCCATTTTTGTTTTATAATTTTTTATAATTTTAAGTTGTTGTGGATAAGAAACATTTGTCTTTATATTTTCAATATCTGAAATATTATAAGAAATTAATTGATAATTATTATTATCTAAATTTTGATATATTTTTTTTAATAAATTTTCATCAAAACTTTTATAATTTTGTAATTCATAATCATTTTTAATAGATACAGTATTTAAACATATATTAACTAAGGGTAAAATTTCATTTAATTTATTTTGATATTTTTGTTTATCATTATAATTTAAATCATTATATTTAATAACATTATTTAAATATGATATCATTTTATTATATGCTTTTTCAATTGCAACAAAATTTGTTTTTAAAAGTGTTCCCATTTCATTTTGTAATATAAGTTCTAAACTATTTTTAAATTCTGCCAACAATGAATCAAATTTAAATGCATCAGCCCCTACAACTTCATAGGATTCTCTTTTATTTGCTTTTTCTATTTTATTTACTATAAAATCAACATTACTTTTTATCATATCATATTCAGGCTTATAAAATTGTTTATTTAATTGTTGTTGTCTTAATATAAACGGATTAATCATTATATATATATATATATATTGGTTCAATAAATTAATTTTATCTAAGTTATTTTAATTTTATAATATATTTCTTTTTAATTTTTCTTGTTTTTCCTCCTTTTAATCCTTTATAAACCATTTCTCCTGCTTTAGATACTATACCTCCTACTCCTGGTATTTTAGAAGTTGCTTTTATTAATCCTTCTGTTGCATAATCCCAAAATCCTTTATTTTCTTCTTCTTCTTTTCTTAATTGTTCTTCTGCTAATCTATCTTCTTCATCAAATCTTTTCTTATAAATTGATTCATTATTTTTATTAATCATTTCATTCCATTCTCCTCTTTTTTTAGGAGTTAAATTTTTAACCATTTTCATATATGATTTACCTTCATTTGATTTTTTCCATTCTTGTTGCTCTAATTTCTTTTTTCTATTTTCATTTTGTGTTTCTAATGTATCTAAATCAGAGCGTCTGCCTCCTTTTCTTCTTCCTGTTCCAGTTTGCATTTTTAATTTTCTTTTATTTTCATTAAAAGCACTATTTACAAATGGTTTAATAATAGGATATAATATATTTTTACCAATCCATTTAGAAGTATCATTTAAAACTCCTCCTCCTAAATGTTTTGGTGGGAATTGGTCTTTAGGTTTTTCTGTATTATTAGAAGTCCATTCTGTTCCTATTAAAGGATATTGTTTTAATCCACAACCAGTTCTTAATACTTCCCTTTGTTTATATGGTTTTAATATTCCCTTTCCCATTTTTTCACTTTCACATTCAATCCCAATTTCACAGGAATTACAACAAGATTGTAATTTTTTACCTTTACCTGATTTAATTATATTATCATCTGATCCATATGGTTGAATACTTTGTAAAGTTTTTTTATTATACATCATTGCTTTATCTGCTATATCCATATAATCTTTTTTCATTTTTTGTTGATAACTTATACTCGATGTTAAATGATTAATATTAGGTTGTCTAATAAACATAAATCTTACTATATATAATTATACTAAGATTAAAAAACAATTAATAAATGGCTTCATATACATTCATAGTAATTTGTAATGTACTTTCCTCGGTAGTATTCAACGACTTAATAGCAACACTAACTCCTGGGACAGTTTGCCCAACAACATAATCACCGGGACCCGTAATTCCTACAGTTGCAACTGCTAAAGGACTAATAGAATATTGATTAGTATTTTGAAAATAAGCAGCAATTGTAGTAGCAGGAACATTTGCAGAAATACCAATAGGAGTAATACCAGCCTGATTAAATACTGTATATGTATTAGCAGTTAAAGCACCTGTAGTAAATTGAAATACATGTTTAATTTTAAGATTTAAATCTTTGATACTCATATTATATTATTTAGTTTATATAAAAATTAAGTCTATATTTTAATATCTGGCTAATCTACGACCAGCACTACGACCTGCCCCACTTTCCCAATTTTCCATTGAACTATCATGAGCAAGATTTAAATGGGGTCTATGCTTACCTCCATGTCTATGATGATGTCTATGTTTATGAGTTTTAATTTTATTCATATGTGATTTACCTCCATACATTCTTTCTTTTTCTTGGCTACTTTCTATAATATCTTGTTCAGGAGTATTTTTAACAGCATTTGCGACCATTTCTTGAGTAAGAACTCCAATATTATAATTTGATGTACCATTAAGAATAGAATACATACCAGAATATAAGAAAGATACAACCGCTTCAAATTGTAATGGGGCTCCTGCATTCACATCATTTTCAAAAGGTGTTATATTATTAAATACTTGTACATTGGTAATTTGAAAGTTCGTATTAACCAAAGTTGAACTTGCTAATGAGAAAGACCTTAATTCTATGTCTTTACCAAATTCTAAGACCACATATGAACCTATAGTAGAAACAAGAATACCAGTTTGACCATAAAATGTTTGTCCAAAACCATTATAACCTTTCCAACTTTGTTTATATTGGTCATAACTAAAATCAAATGTTTGTGTCATATCATTTGTTGCTTCAAGACCAGAAGAAGAACCTAAAGTAATAGAAAATGATTGAATAGGACAATAACAATCTGCATATTGTGGTTTAGCAAGCGATCTTACTGATCTTACATTCAAATAGACAGCATCAGGTATTATATTTAATTGAATACTGCTAAAACCAGCAAGACCATAAGTCGTCATATTTGCAGGTTGTACATATTCAATATTATTAGTAGGATTGGCATAAGAATTTGCATAAGTAAAATTAGCGGGAGCAGTTAAAGGGAAAATATATGTATTAAATTCATAATATGGTAACACATTGAGAGGTGAAGAAATCATATCTTCATGGACTTCATATTGATTAAATAATATTCTATTATTAGTAATAGATATAGGTTTAACAGTAATAGACCAAGGATTAGCAGATGACCAAACTTTATTCCATAATCCTGACCCAAAATTAAGATCCATCTTAATACAGTTAAGCCCTTTCATGGCTTTATCAACCGATTTACCAACCACAAGTGGGCTATTAAAAATAGGATATGTGGCACTCAATTGAATATATACTGTCTGAGTTTGATTTATTCCAGTAGATGGAACAGGAGGAGTAACAGTAGTTATTAAAGAACCAGGTTGTGCAGGAGCAACAGTTGAAATTACAACAGGAAAAGCACCGTTAGGACAATCTTTTCTATTATCAAAATTAGAAAAAGAACCAAGAGGAGAATTTACAGCACCAATACTATCTTGATAAGAACGCCAATAACTATCTTGCATAGATGGACATTTATCATATCCTCTTAAACTTTCTTCACAAGAGCGTAAAATCTGAGGTAGATCATTGAACATATTAACACTTTTGGCATTATTGCACAAATCTAATACAGAAGTTTGAAGCGCCCAATAGAGGGCATATGCTCTAAAAGAATCAGTCAATCCATATTGGAGAGGCATTTTCCCTATGGTTACGTTTGTAATTTCTAGAGCAATAACTAAGTCGCATTGATAATACATTTTATTTGAAATTAAAGTGCTGTTGTTACCTACGTTGTATGTAAAATTTACAGATGAGACTGATACGTTGCTTTGTGATGTTTGCTGTTGTGTTAAAATTTGTGCTGGTCCACGCTCAATTGCATAAGTTATAGTACTATCTAATTCAATTTTATTATCCCTAACAAGAACTGTTTTAAATTCCTTAGACATTTAAATTATATAAATATTGATTAGATAATAATATTTATACTTTTATATTAAAAATCAGTTATAATACTTTTATATTATACTCCAAGTTCTTTGGCTCTAAATAATATTTTTATACTACTAGATGCTCCACTATCAATATATAAAGGAAATACATTACCTGATTTATTGCTTTTCCAATAAAAAGATAAATCTAATGTATCTATAGCACCTGATGCCGTCATATCTAATAATCTATATACTTGTGGAGTATATTGTACGCTTCCCCCTGTTCTGTACTCGTTGCCGCCAGAATCTAATGTTACCATAAAGTCAGTTACCATATATATATCTAAATTAGATGATAAAGCAGTCATACTTTCTACCCCTGCTTCATTTGCAACTATTGGGGGAGTTTGTAAAGATTTAGTAATAGGTATAGAGGAAGTAGTACAGATTAAACTATCAAAAGGTGTCCATAATCCAGCAACACTATATTCATTAAACATAACTATATAATTTACACTACTAGTATTTAATAAATTTGAACTATTATTATTTTTTATAACAAAAGTATTAGAAATTCCATAAGGTTTATTATATCCATATTCTAAAGTTTGAAAACTATTCATTAAATAATATAATTGACTATTCATACTTAATAAAATTGGATTTGATAGGCTTACTTGGTCATATTGTAATATGTCCGCATTTAATTGCATAAGTCCTGATGTTGTATCTATTTCCATATATATATTAGGAGATGAACCAATAAGAGAACCTCCCGCAGTTTCAACAGCAGATTTTAAACCATTCCAACAATTAACTAAAGCAGTATTTAACATATCTACAAATGCTTGAAAACTATTCAAATAATAATATTCATTATCAAGAGTATATAAACTAAAAGGGGGAACTGGTGGTGATACCATCATATTTTCAGGAACAAAAATAACATATTGTTGATAAGATATAGTATTACCACTTACTTTATAACTCATAGTAAAACTATATGTTAATAAATTAGGATCTGTATTATTTACGATTTGTACATCTGGTATCATTAAAGGAATTTCAATTGTAGATAAATTAAATCTAACAATAGTCATATAATATTTAGATGGATCACGTAAATATGAACTTAATCTTTTTTCTTGAAAATAACATTGAAGAGGACTAGAACTATTATTTTTAATAAAAGCATCATAATAAATGTGGCTACCACTTCCAGAAAAAGAACCATTTTGACTTGATAAATTCATAATTTATATTATATTATTAATTAAGATAATAAAAACAATCATTTTAATAATAATAAATAAATATATAAAATATAAAAAAAATATATAGATTATATATATAAATGAGTGATTATAGTTTTATAGAAATTACAGACAAAATGAGAGAAGAAGCAAAAGAAATTAAAGTAAAAGGCAGTAATGATATTATTTTTGATAATCCACAATACAAAATTGTTAAACATAATATTAATTTAGAATTTGATGAAGATGATGAAGGAAACACAATATTATTAATAAAACAATCAAGAAGAGCAAAAGAGATAGAAAGTATAATTTATAATCTTGATATGGTTGTAGATGTTGTAAAAAGAAAAACATTAAACTATTTACAAAAAAGAGAAAGAAAAGCAGATGAAACAATTAAATTTATTTGGACTAATGCCATAAATGATTTTATAAAAAATACAGTTGAAGATAAAAAAGAAGATAGTTATTTACAAGTTTTAATCGGTAATCAAAGATTAACAATATATGATTTTTATGAATTACCAAAGAATATTAAGACTTAGATTATTTGCTGAATATGGATTTGATTTATCGTAATTCATTGCTTCATGAGATTTATGAAATACATTTCTTTTCATATTAGAATATCCTTTTTCTTTAATTCCTCTATCTTCCAATATATACCAAATAATATAATCATTGTTAATAGATGAACCAAAATTAATTAGTTTGTTGTCATCATTTCTAATTGATAGTTTTTTACTTTTAGTATTACTAAATTGTAAAGTTTTATAATTTAGATTATATTTTTTTGCTCTATCATAGGCAATTGCTAAATATAAATAAGGATTAATATCTAATTTAGTTAATCTTTTAATAAAAGACATTATATATATTCATATAGATAAAAATTAAATCTTGATTAAGTGGGCGAAAAAATATAAATTATATATTTTTTATATATAATTGTTAAAATATATAACTAAAATATACATTTATATATAGATTATATATAAAATATCTAAAATATAGGGGATATATAGCATAAAAAATATTTTTTATGCTATATATCCCCTATATTTTAGATATTTTATATATAATCTATATATAAATGTATATTTTAGTTATATATTTTAACAATTATATATAAAAAATATATAATTTATATTTTTTCGCCCACTTAATCAAGATTTAATTTTTATCTATATGAATATATATAATGTCTTTTATTAAAAGATTAACTAAATTAGATATTAATCCTTATTTATATTTAGCAATTGCCTATGATAGAGCAAAAAAATATAATCTAAATTATAAAACTTTACAATTTAGTAATACTAAAAGTAAAAAACTATCAATTAGAAATGATGACAACAAACTAATTAATTTTGGTTCATCTATTAACAATGATTATATTATTTGGTATATATTGGAAGATAGAGGAATTAAAGAAAAAGGATATTCTAATATGAAAAGAAATGTATTTCATAAATCTCATGAAGCAATGAATTACGATAAATCAAATCCATATTCAGCAAATAATCTAAGTCTTAATATTCTTTGGTAATTCATAAAAATCATATATTGTTAATCTTTGATTACCGATTAAAACTTGTAAATAACTATCTTCTTTTTTATCTTCAACTGTATTTTTTATAAAATCATTTATGGCATTAGTCCAAATAAATTTAATTGTTTCATCTGCTTTTCTTTCTCTTTTTTGTAAATAGTTTAATGTTTTTCTTTTTACAACATCTACAACCATATCAAGATTATAAATTATACTTTCTATCTCTTTTGCTCTTCTTGATTGTTTTATTAATAATATTGTGTTTCCTTCATCATCTTCATCAAATTCTAAATTAATATTATGTTTAACAATTTTGTATTGTGGATTATCAAAAATAATATCATTACTGCCTTTTACTTTAATTTCTTTTGCTTCTTCTCTCATTTTGTCTGTAATTTCTATAAAACTATAATCACTCATTTATATATATAATCTATATATTTTTTTTATATTTTATATATTTATTTATTATTATTAAAATGATTGTTTTTATTATCTTAATTAATAATATAATATAAATTATGAATTTATCAAGTCAAAATGGTTCTTTTTCTGGAAGTGGTAGCCACATTTATTATGATGCTTTTATTAAAAATAATAGTTCTAGTCCTCTTCAATGTTATTTTCAAGAAAAAAGATTAAGTTCATATTTACGTGATCCATCTAAATATTATATGACTATTGTTAGATTTAATTTATCTACAATTGAAATTCCTTTAATGATACCAGATGTACAAATCGTAAATAATACAGATCCTAATTTATTAACATATAGTTTTACTATGAGTTATAAAGTAAGTGGTAATACTATATCTTATCAACAATATGTTATTTTTGTTCCTGAAAATATGATGGTATCACCACCAGTTCCCCCTTTTAGTTTATATACTCTTGATAATGAATATTATTATTTGAATAGTTTTCAAGCATTTGTAGATATGTTAAATACTGCTTTAGTTAATTGTTGGAATGGTTTAAAATCTGCTGTTGAAACTGCGGGAGGTTCTCTTATTGGTTCATCTCCTAATATATATATGGAAATAGATACAACATCAGGACTTATGCAATTAAATGCGGACATATTACAATATGACCAAGTAAGCCTATCAAATCCAATTTTATTAAGTATGAATAGTCAATTATATTATTTAATGAATAGTTTTCAAACTTTAGAATATGGATATAATAAACCTTATGGAATTTCTAATACTTTTGTTATAAAAAATAATAATAGTTCAAATTTATTAAATACTAGTAGTGTAAATTATATAGTTATGTTTAATGAATATAGTGTTGCTGGATTATGGACACCTTTTGATAGTTTAATCTGTACTACTTCCTCTATACCTATTACTAAATCTTTACAAACTCCCCCAATAGTTGCAAATGAAGCAGGGGTAGAAAGTATGACTGCTTTATCATCTAATTTAGATATATATATGGTAACTGACTTTATGGTAACATTAGATTCTGGCGGCAACGAGTACAGAACAGGGGGAAGCGTACAATATACTCCACAAGTATATAGATTATTAGATATGACGGCATCAGGTGCTATAGATACATTAGATTTATCTTTTTATTGGAAAAGCAATAAATCAGGTAATGTATTTCCTTTATATATTGATAGTGGAGCATCTAGTAGTATAAAAATATTATTTAGAGCCAAAGAACTTGGAGTATAATATAAAAGTATTATAACTGATTTTTAATATAAAAGTATAAATATTATTATCTAATCAATATTTATATAATTTAAATGTCTAAGGAATTTAAAACAGTTCTTGTTAGGGATAATAAAATTGAATTAGATAGTACTATAACTTATGCAATTGAGCGTGGACCAGCACAAATTTTAACACAACAGCAAACATCACAAAGCAACGTATCAGTCTCATCTGTAAATTTTACATACAACGTAGGTAACAACAGCACTTTAATTTCAAATAAAATGTATTATCAATGCGACTTAGTTATTGCTCTAGAAATTACAAACGTAACCATAGGGAAAATGCCTCTCCAATATGGATTGACTGATTCTTTTAGAGCATATGCCCTCTATTGGGCGCTTCAAACTTCTGTATTAGATTTGTGCAATAATGCCAAAAGTGTTAATATGTTCAATGATCTACCTCAGATTTTACGCTCTTGTGAAGAAAGTTTAAGAGGATATGATAAATGTCCATCTATGCAAGATAGTTATTGGCGTTCTTATCAAGATAGTATTGGTGCTGTAAATTCTCCTCTTGGTTCTTTTTCTAATTTTGATAATAGAAAAGATTGTCCTAACGGTGCTTTTCCTGTTGTAATTTCAACTGTTGCTCCTGCACAACCTGGTTCTTTAATAACTACTGTTACTCCTCCTGTTCCATCTACTGGAATAAATCAAACTCAGACAGTATATATTCAATTGAGTGCCACATATCCTATTTTTAATAGCCCACTTGTGGTTGGTAAATCGGTTGATAAAGCCATGAAAGGGCTTAACTGTATTAAGATGGATCTTAATTTTGGGTCAGGATTATGGAATAAAGTTTGGTCATCTGCTAATCCTTGGTCTATTACTGTTAAACCTATATCTATTACTAATAATAGAATATTATTTAATCAATATGAAGTCCATGAAGATATGATTTCTTCACCTCTCAATGTGTTACCATATTATGAATTTAATACATATATTTTCCCTTTAACTGCTCCCGCTAATTTTACTTATGCAAATTCTTATGCCAATCCTACTAATAATATTGAATATGTACAACCTGCAAATATGACGACTTATGGTCTTGCTGGTTTTAGCAGTATTCAATTAAATATAATACCTGATGCTGTCTATTTGAATGTAAGATCAGTAAGATCGCTTGCTAAACCACAATATGCAGATTGTTATTGTCCTATTCAATCATTTTCTATTACTTTAGGTTCTTCTTCTGGTCTTGAAGCAACAAATGATATGACACAAACATTTGATTTTAGTTATGACCAATATAAACAAAGTTGGAAAGGTTATAATGGTTTTGGACAAACATTTTATGGTCAAACTGGTATTCTTGTTTCTACTATAGGTTCATATGTGGTCTTAGAATTTGGTAAAGACATAGAATTAAGGTCTTTCTCATTAGCAAGTTCAACTTTGGTTAATACGAACTTTCAAATTACCAATGTACAAGTATTTAATAATATAACACCTTTTGAAAATGATGTGAATGCAGGAGCCCCATTACAATTTGAAGCGGTTGTATCTTTCTTATATTCTGGTATGTATTCTATTCTTAATGGTACATCAAATTATAATATTGGAGTTCTTACTCAAGAAATGGTCGCAAATGCTGTTAAAAATACTCCTGAACAAGATATTATAGAAAGTAGCCAAGAAAAAGAAAGAATGTATGGAGGTAAATCACATATGAATAAAATTAAAACTCATAAACATAGACATCATCATAGACATGGAGGTAAGCATAGACCCCATTTAAATCTTGCTCATGATAGTTCAATGGAAAATTGGGAAAGTGGGGCAGGTCGTAGTGCTGGTCGTAGATTAGCCAGATATTAAAATATAGACTTAATTTTTATATAAACTAAATAATATAATATGAGTATCAAAGATTTAAATCTTAAAATTAAACATGTATTTCAATTTACTACAGGTGCTTTAACTGCTAATACATATACAGTATTTAATCAGGCTGGTATTACTCCTATTGGTATTTCTGCAAATGTTCCTGCTACTACAATTGCTGCTTATTTTCAAAATACTAATCAATATTCTATTAGTCCTTTAGCAGTTGCAACTGTAGGAATTACGGGTCCCGGTGATTATGTTGTTGGGCAAACTGTCCCAGGAGTTAGTGTTGCTATTAAGTCGTTGAATACTACCGAGGAAAGTACATTACAAATTACTATGAATGTATATGAAGCCATTTATTAATTGTTTTTTAATCTTAGTATAATTATATATAGTAAGATTTATGTTTATTAGACAACCTAATATTAATCATTTAACATCGAGTATAAGTTATCAACAAAAAATGAAAAAAGATTATATGGATATAGCAGATAAAGCAATGATGTATAATAAAAAAACTTTACAAAGTATTCAACCATATGGATCAGATGATAATATAATTAAATCAGGTAAAGGTAAAAAATTACAATCTTGTTGTAATTCCTGTGAAATTGGGATTGAATGTGAAAGTGAAAAAATGGGAAAGGGAATATTAAAACCATATAAACAAAGGGAAGTATTAAGAACTGGTTGTGGATTAAAACAATATCCTTTAATAGGAACAGAATGGACTTCTAATAATACAGAAAAACCTAAAGACCAATTCCCACCAAAACATTTAGGAGGAGGAGTTTTAAATGATACTTCTAAATGGATTGGTAAAAATATATTATATCCTATTATTAAACCATTTGTAAATAGTGCTTTTAATGAAAATAAAAGAAAATTAAAAATGCAAACTGGAACAGGAAGAAGAAAAGGAGGCAGACGCTCTGATTTAGATACATTAGAAACACAAAATGAAAATAGAAAAAAGAAATTAGAGCAACAAGAATGGAAAAAATCAAATGAAGGTAAATCATATATGAAAATGGTTAAAAATTTAACTCCTAAAAAAAGAGGAGAATGGAATGAAATGATTAATAAAAATAATGAATCAATTTATAAGAAAAGATTTGATGAAGAAGATAGATTAGCAGAAGAACAATTAAGAAAAGAAGAAGAAGAAAATAAAGGATTTTGGGATTATGCAACAGAAGGATTAATAAAAGCAACTTCTAAAATACCAGGAGTAGGAGGTATAGTATCTAAAGCAGGAGAAATGGTTTATAAAGGATTAAAAGGAGGAAAAACAAGAAAAATTAAAAAGAAATATATTATAAAATTAAAATAACTTAGATAAAATTAATTTATTGAACCAATATATATATATATATATAATGATTAATCCGTTTATATTAAGACAACAACAATTAAATAAACAATTTTATAAGCCTGAATATGATATGATAAAAAGTAATGTTGATTTTATAGTAAATAAAATAGAAAAAGCAAATAAAAGAGAATCCTATGAAGTTGTAGGGGCTGATGCATTTAAATTTGATTCATTGTTGGCAGAATTTAAAAATAGTTTAGAACTTATATTACAAAATGAAATGGGAACACTTTTAAAAACAAATTTTGTTGCAATTGAAAAAGCATATAATAAAATGATATCATATTTAAATAATGTTATTAAATATAATGATTTAAATTATAATGATAAACAAAAATATCAAAATAAATTAAATGAAATTTTACCCTTAGTTAATATATGTTTAAATACTGTATCTATTAAAAATGATTATGAATTACAAAATTATAAAAGTTTTGATGAAAATTTATTAAAAAAAATATATCAAAATTTAGATAATAATAATTATCAATTAATTTCTTATAATATTTCAGATATTGAAAATATAAAGACAAATGTTTCTTATCCACAACAACTTAAAATTATAAAAAATTATAAAACAAAAATGGGGAATATTATAAATAAAGTTGATAATATTGTGGAATTATATCCAAATGATGAAAATCGTTTATTATATTCTGAATTACGGGGAATATATGATGAATTTTTAGTATTGGAATATAATTTTGAAAAAGAAAAAGATATAGAATTAAGAGAAAACATTCTGATAGACATTATGAACAAAATGACTGTATTTGATCAATATTATAAGTCTATTAAAGTTCTAGAAGTAGTAGAGCCAGCAGTTCCAGAGCCAGCAGTTCCAGAGCCAGCAGTTCCAGAGCCAGCAGTTCCAGAGCCAGCAGTTCCAGAGCAAAAAAAACGAGGAAGACCACCAAAAGATAAGGGAAAAGTTGGAGAAGGTAGAAGAAGAAGAAAACATAAAAAGAAAATAATAAAAAAATCTGATTGGGATTTGGAAGAAGAAGAACAATTAGGATTTGGTAAAAGAAAACATAAATTATCTAGTAATCTTAAAATTAAAATCAAATAATATATATATGGATATATTTCAAAAAAAAGACAAAAGATTTATTAAAAAATATATTGATTTATTAAAATGGGATAATAATATAATTATTGTTAATGGTTCATCAGGATTAAAAAATATAAAATATTTTGGTGATATTGATTTATTTTCAGTTATTAATAATAATTATAGTTTATTACAAATAATCAATAAAATTAAGGAAATTTATGATAAAGCAACTAATAACAATATGTATTTTATTGAGGAAAAAATACAATATATTGACGGAACTAAAATAAAAGGTAAATATAAATTAATACCTAACAATAAGTATATTGATAAACAAATAGAATATATTAAATTAGATTTTATCATATATTTTAAAGATAGATTTATAGAACTAAGTATTATATATAGTTTTGTTAATAAAAAAAATCAAGAA